TGCCACACCATTGAACTATGCACAAGCTACCGCTAGTGGATGGTATTCGGGAGCAGAAACTTTATCGACTCTTGATAATGAAAATTTAAGTGCTGCGTCTTATTCTTGGAAAAATCTCTATGCTAACATCTCTATCACTGAAGAAGATGAATTGAAAAACAGTGGTGATGCTGCTGTACTCAACCTTCTCAAAGCTAAGACGATGATTGCAGAGAAAACAGTCAAGGATAAATTAGGTACTGGCCTTTATTCTGCTGGTACAGATGCAAAGTCTATTGTTGGACTTCAAAACATAGTCAACACAACCAAAACTATTGGTGGGATTTCTCAATCTACAAATAGTTTTTGGCAAGGAGTCGTAGATTCGACCACAACCACAATGACTATGAGTGCTCTAAATTTGCAGTTTGTGAATGCTACCGTCGATAATTCCGCACCAACCGTTGCTTTAACGACTAGAACGCTTTTTAACAGTTATTACAGCCTGTTACAGCCCGCCCAGAGATTCCAAGACGAAGCAACTGCAAAAGGTGGATTTTCTAGTTTGCTTTTCAACGGAATTCCTGTTCTTGCAGATTCACATTGCCCTTCGTCTCATTTATTTTTTGTAAATGAGCCTAATGCGATTCTTTGGTATCACCCAAAGAGAAACGTAGCAATGGAGCCGTTTCAGAAGCCAATTAACCAGCAAGTGAAAGTTTCCAGGGTACTTTTAATGTGTGCCTATGGTTCTACCAACAACCGATTTCACGCTAAATTTAGCGCACTAACATCCTAAGAAAGGGGTTTAATATGACTAACTATGCGAATGACCCCGTCTATTTTAGGGGTGAAAGTTTTGTAACTGACACACTCGATGGAAAAACACCGGATCTAGGTGCAGTACTGCATTCTGGTGGTAGAGAGTATGTCTGGGTTTATAACGGATGTAATAGTGACCTGCCTCCAGGTATTGGGCTTGTCCCAATGTCGGATGCTTCAAACTATTCTCTGTCTCTAACTTCTGTTACATCAGCCGATCTTTTGGTCGGAATAGTTCGAAATTGTACTCTCACTACAGGAGCATATGGTTGGGTTGTACGAAGAGGGATCACAAACATAGAGATGGGCGGTACATCTGCTACTGTTGCGGCTCATGGTCTTTGTGAGTTAGCTGCTGATGGCGTTTTTGTTACAATTAGCAACACAACGGGTAACTTTGCTCCTGCTGTTGTTAAAGCACTAACAGCAATCGTTTCTAATGCTTCCGGTGAGGCATATGTAAGTTGTTTTTAATTAATGAGGATTTTTATTTATGAGTGGCAAAAAAGTTAGGACAGCAGAAATCATATTGGAGTATTCGGGTTATATCGATGGTCCTCCTATGACATCTGACGAGATGTGGGGTAGGGCTACAGGTGCCGATAAGCCGACTATGGACATGTGGAAAGATATCTGGATTAACAACGTCACTCAGAATAAGAAAACTTACGGGTCTTTTGCAGCTAAGGGACTTGGCAAATTGTGGAATAAACATCTACATCAGCCAGTCATCTTAGCTGGCTCAGGACCCTCTCTCCAAAAGAATGGGCATCTTTTAAAGGATAGACCAGAGGGAGTGCTATTAATTAGCTGTCTACACAACTTCCACTTCATGGAGGATAAGGAAGCTTGTGTGGACTACTATGTATCACTCGATGCCGGTCCTGTTACGATAGAAGAGGTTTCAGAGGGAGGGTCCAAAGAAGAGTCCTTCTATTGGGAAAAAACAAAAGATAAAACCTTGATTTGCTTTATAGGCACAGACCCCAAGCTTTTAGAAAAGTGGGAGGGTGAGGTTTATTTTTTCAATTCTCCGATACCAAACGAAGAGATTAGAAATGCTATCTCGGCTCAAGAGGTTTTTAACACTCATGTTAGTTCTGGAGGTCATGTTTTAGGAGCAGCTTTGCATATTGCAAAGGGTCAACTAGGATGTGGCACAGTGATATGGGTAGGAGCAGACTATAGCTTTTCTAATGTCAAAAAGAGAACGTTTCATGCCTGGGATAGCAAGTATGATGCTGACTTAGGTAGATGTGTAGTAGCAGTAGACTGCTTTGGAAATCGAGCGATAACATGGGCATCCTATATGAATTTTAAAATCTGGACAGATTATATAGTTCAAAGGGTACCAGGCACATTTATCAACAGTACAGAAGGTGGTATACTCGGTGCATATCGAGAGGGTAATATAAAGCAAATTATTCAACAGGATTTAGCGGATACTTATAAGATGTTTGACAACAGCTTTCAGCTAAAGGACTGTTGTCTAAATCCTGAAACCAAACTAGTTAAAATCTTATTTTAGGAGATTGAAATGGCTTATACAGTAGCAGTGGATAAAAAAACGGTACATGGAGATGAAAGAACACTTCACTTGACCATAACACCTGATGCCACAACGGGTAACGTTGATACTGGGCTAGAGTCCATAAATGGGTTTAGCATTGTAGCAGCATCAGCGGCATCAGACTCATGGCATGTAAGAAAGAACACAGGAGCAGAAAGCACAGCTATTGCCGGTACTCTTGGATTCTCAGGTGTATCTAGTGGTGATGAGTTTGCGGTTACAGTTTGGGGGAGATAAGTCATGCCAGTAGGACCAATCAGAGCATTTAGTTTCTCGGTAGCATCTGGTGAGACAATGTCAGATGCTCAAGACCTTGGTGGAGCCTACCAAAAAGTATTGCTAGGCATTCCAACAATGTCCTCGGGTACTGACTTAAGGCTATGGGTAGCAGCATCTGAAGATGGTACTTATAGAAAGCTTTATCATAGGCCAGAGGCAGTAAGTGGTGTTGTAGTAGCGATGAATATCGATAGCACTATCACACAAGCATTTGTGCCAGTAGAGCTACATTCTCAGTTTTTCAAGGTTGAAATAGGTTCTTATATGACCGACACAGTTACGACTTTTGACGTGATTTGCTCGGGTAATTAATTAATGGAGATAAGTTAATGGAAGCAGGCAGAACAAAAATTACTAATATGAATGACTATGAGTACGTTGAGGATTTTAAGGGCAACATGATAAGGATCCCACCACATGGTTCGATTGAACTAGAAAGTGGAGAGGCTCATCTCTTTAGAGGGACGATGGGCAATGGTCCTAAGTTTGAAGGTGGTGTCCAACTACCCGAGTCGTACAAATGGTTAAAGTTCGAAACAAATGCGGACATAAAAAGGGCGGTATCTGCCACGGTATTAAGGTGTCCAGCTTGTGGAAAAGTCTATAAGACAGAGAAAAATTTAGAGGCTCACATAAAAGCCGAGCATTCTCAGCTAAGACCAGGCACTTTAGCCGATGGTACAACTGGAGACGATGATGGGGATAAAACTAAAGGGTGAGTGGTGTGTTAGGTTATACGGAGCTCCAGACGAGCTAAAAGAAGAGAGAAGAGGGACCAACATCATAACTGATGTTGGTAAATCTTTTGTAGCAGCTTTCTTGGACTCAGCCGCTACAGCAGCAGCTACTTTCACCATGCGCTACTGTGCAATTGGTAGCGATGGTACAGCCGAGGCAGCATCAAACACAGCTTTGGGTACTGAATTAGCTCGAACAACCGGAGTCGTTACAAGTGCAGCAAATGCCATTTACAGGGTAGAGGCTACCTTTGCCTCAGGGGTAGGCACTGGAGCAGTAGTAGAATACGGTTTATTCTCTAGTTCAACGGGTGGGACTCTTTTTAATCGAGATATTGAGAGTGTAATAAACAAAGGTGCCAATGATACACTGGTGGTATCAACAGACATCACAGTGGGGTAAAATGGCAGACTTCACTAAAACCATCTCAGTATCTTTTAACCTGCTTGGTGGAGGTGAGGCTACCAAGTGGGGAGCAGCTACATGGGGTACTGATGTTTGGGGTGAAGGTAGCCAAGGCTTAGAGCAGATTGTTGAAAAGGGCATAGCATCCCCGATAGCTCTAACTAGTTCTATGGAGTTTTACTTTATAATAGGTATTACTAATAGTTTGAGCCTTGCCTCAGATGCTACCGTGCTAGAATTAAAGAGTGGTAATTACAACTATGTATTCCCAGGAGGGGGTAAGGACGTAAACAATGCCATTGATACGACTTTTACTACTTCAACACCTAGCGACCCTGGTTATTCAACAGTTAGTTTCACCACAACAACCTGGAGTTAAAAGATGACACCGACTCAGATAGAGAACCAAGCACGTCAAATGTACAATGCTGTAGGTGATAGTTTTTTTCCACAGGATATGATTTTAAATATCATTTACCAAGCACAGCTAGAGATGGGTGTTGAGGTCGACTTCATTGAAGAGACATTTTCAACAACTAGCGTGGCAGCACAAAGAGAATACACCTACCCTGATAACACCGTTTCAATCAAAAGAATTGAGTATGCTGGCGTTAAATTAAACAAGGTAGAGCTAAAGGATGACCCTAAAACCTCTACTACAGAGGCATCAGGCACACCTGATAGCTATGCAATATGGAATGATGTGGTTATCTTATTTCCTACTCCTGATACTGCAAGCGATGCTATAAAGATGTTTACACATCAAAGAGCCTCAGCAGTTACAACAACCTCCGTTTTAAATATTCCTGCTCAGTATCATATGGCTATTGTAGACCTAATTTTAAGCGTATTTTTCGCTAAGGATAAGGATCGCCAAATGAGCATTTTCCATCGAAACATATGGAATGAGGCAGTTAGAAAAGCAAAAATGGAGACTGCGAGGAGAAAGAGAACGGACAGGTTTGCTCAGGTAAGAGATAGCGACTATGAACCGGATTTCACGAGGTTTGGAGCATGACCAGTGTATTTAATATAATTTATCCTCCCTCGAGCAGAATCGGGTTTGATGGTGGGTTAAACAATAAGTTTGATAGGGCTCTACTGCCAGACAATGAGAGTGCAGATTGTCTTAACGTTATATATGGAAATGGCTCTGTTGAAACCCGTGGTGGTACTACAAAATTAAATACAGCTACTATTGGATCCTTCGCTTTTGATGGTTTTTATGTACGTCACACTAGCGATGGTGCAGAGTCTATGACAGCATGGGCAGATGGTACTTTGCATGTCCTTTCCGGCACATCTTTAATATCAATTCCATCAGCAGTTTCGGTGTATACAGCAGGAGTCAGAGTCACTGCAACAGAGTACGAAGATTACATTTTCTATGGAAATGGTGGTTCGATACCTTATAAATATAATGGTGCATTTACCAGACATGGGGTGTACCCAGGCACAACCACAATGACAGTGGCAACAGCCGCTACAGGTAGTGTTTTAACTGGTGAGTACATATACAAATATACCTACGTCAATACTAACCTAGTAGAGAGCGATGTTGGACCTGTTACACCGACCTTTACAGCAGCAGGAGAGAATATAGCTCTAACTGATATCCCATTAGCTCCAGTATCTTTTGGGGTAAACACCAGAAGGTTATATAGGTCTGAGACTAGTGGGACTACGCTAAAATTACTCGCTACGATAAGTGACAATACGACTACCACGTATGATGATGGTATCGCTGATGCCTCATTGGGCTCTGCTGCACCAACAGACCAAGGTGTGCCACCTAATTACTCAGTAGCCATTACTCATCAATCAAGGCTATTTTTCATAGACCCTGCTACAAACTTCGTAAAATATACTGAAATAGGTAATCCATATGTAGTCAAGGCGACCTCTTTTCGAAGGATAGGAGATAAAACAGGGGATATACCCCAAGGTCTTGAAATATTCGATAACTCGATTGTGGTTGGTTGTCGAAAGAGTATGTGGGTTATTTACATGCCGTCTGCTGACCCAACAGACTGGCAGGACATTAGGGTGAAGACTTCTTTAGGCACCAGGTCTCCTTTTGGAATGTTTAGGTTTAACAATAGGGTTATGTTTGCAGCTACCACAGATGAAAACTTTGTTGGCTATGCAGCAATAGCAGGTCAGACAACGGAAGCTACAAGCACACTTCTAACCATCCAGGCATCAGGAAGCGAGTTTATATCTGATAAGATTGAGCCTGACATGTTTAAAGTACAAGAGGCATATGTAAAAAACATATCCTCTACCGTATTTAAGAGGACAGCTTATATATCCTTGACTCAAGGGGCTGGTGAGCTAACCAATAATAAGGTATGGGTTTTAGACTCATCTATAGAGAATCTCTCTAAATCTCAGAAATTTACGTGGGCTCCATGGGATGGTATCGCTGCTGCGCAGTTAGCTATTTATGATGATAAAATCTACTTTGCAGATGCTAGCGGTAATGGCTATGTGCATGAGGCAAATACCGATACCTACAATGATAACGGTGTAGCCATAGACTCCTATTACTGGACTAAAGAATTTTCAGGCAGAAAGGGTCATGAGAATTACACTAAAGATTGGAGATTTGCCAATCTACTATACGAACAACCTGGTGATTACTACATGAACATGAACGTTCGTTTAGACTCCGATAGTGGAGATGGTAACATCTCTCAAGTGGATTTAAACCCTGGTGGTGCTCTATGGGGTACAGCTACATGGGGTGATGATTTATGGGGTGGTGGTGCAGATGAAATGGATAAAAAGATATTTCTAGGTCAGCTAACAGGTAAACGGATACAATTTAAGTTTTCCAATCAGGCTGCAGCCGATCAAAAATTCAAACTTATTGGCCTTACTTTAACTTATAATTTGAAAGGGCAGAGATAATGGGTTTAAGAATATCAGGTGCCTCAGCAGATAAATTCAATATCCTGCAAAAAAAGGCTGAGCAACAAGCCACAGCACAGACTCAAGAGCAAAAAGATGCTTTAAAGAGACGGTTTGCAGCATTAGGAGCACAAGGGTCTGGTGAGGCTATTAAGTTAGAACAACAGGCAGGTGAGCAAGGAGCTCAAAGACTCCAGAGTGCTCGTGAGGGTATAGAATTTGCTAAACTAGATGAGCAATCTAGGCTAGATGCTGAGCAGAGGGGTAGAGATTTTGCTACATCTGAAAGACTTGGCTCTCAGGCTTTTGGTGCTGGTGAAACTGCTTTAGGTAGAAAGTTTGCTTCTGAGCAAGCTGGTCTCCAAAGAGGCTTTTTAACGGGTGAGAGATTAGGCTCTCAAGAATTCCAATCAGGCCAAGCAGATACACAAAGATCGTTTTTGACTGGCGAAAGAATAGGAGCTCAGGATTTTGCAACAACTGAGAGATTAGGAGCACAGGGTTTTGCAACAACTGAGAGATTAGGAGCACAGGGTTTCGCAACAACTGAGAGAGAAGGTACTCAAACCTTTCAATCTGCTGAAAATGTCTTAAACCGTCAATTAACTGCAAATGAATCTCTGTTACAAAGAAACTTTGAGGGGTTAATGTTTGACCAACAATTTGCAGAGGATGTTCGGGTCACTAATGAAAACCTGAAAATTGCACAAAAGGAAGCTAACAAGAAAAATCCAGGTCTTATAGGTGGTCTTTTCGGGGATGTTAATTTGTCTCTTCCTGGGGGGGGTGGCGGTGGCAGCGGTAACCCATTTTCTGGCTTTGGCGGTGGTAGCAGTTTAGGAAGTATGGCAGGTCAGGCCGCCGTAGGTGGCGGCTTATTTTCTTAGGAGATATTTATGGCAGTACAAGTATATCAACCGAGGAAGCAGGACAATAC